CAGTTACAATAAAGCAGTAAACGAGGGATATCTTGGTACTGACGTTGTCTATTCAGCAGTTGACCTTATCGCCTCTAATGTTTCAAGCGTTCCGCTCCTGGCAATGATCAGGACGGCAGGCGATGACGGTGACGAGATGGCTCCCGAAAATCACCCGCTAAATAAAATCTTGAAGAACCCAAACCCTCTCCAGCGTGGCAACGTCTTTAAATATGGGCTGGCGGCATTCCGCTTGCTTGGAGGCAACGCGTACGCATGGGTTAACACGGGAATCACCGACACGACGAATCCGGACGCAGAGCCGTTAGAGCTTTGGGCGCTTTCACCGATCAGCGCAACGTTACACATGGAAGGCGGCGCAATGTGGTACCAGGTTAATAGGGCTCAGTCTATGAATTGCTCTGGCCCAGCAATCCCGTCATCAACTATTCCAATTGACTACGCTACCGGGCGCTCCAATATCATTGACTGGTCGACATTCAATCCAAAGAGCCTGTGCACCGGGGTTTCGCCGCTACAGGCCGCTGACGCGAACCTGGACATCTACCGCTACGGCAACTTCTGGAACCGCGCATATTTTAAGCAGGGATGCCGACCGTCAACCGCTCTTGTAAGCAAAGAGGGAATACCAGATAAATCCTACCAGCGCATGAAAAAAGAGCTCAACGAAATCTATTCAGGGCTTGAGAACGGTAACGGGCGACCAATCATTCTTGATAACGGCGTCACACCACAGGAACTTTCAAAAAACCCGAAGGACGCAGACTTTTCAAACTCCCACGATCAGATGCAAAAGGACATTGCAAGGGCGTTTAGAATTCCGCCAATACTGCTCAACATTGGCGGAGACACAACGTACAGCAACCAGAAAGAGGCCCGTCTTGCATTGTGGGATGACGTAATTGTCCCGCTAACTAACGATCTTTGCCAAGAGCTAAACGAAAATCTTGTGCCACGCTTCCGGGATCAGAACTTATACCTTGCCCCTGACTATTCCAAGATCCCGGCGCTGGAAGAGCGACGCAAAGAAATGTGGGAGCGTGCAGACAAATCAAAAGACCTTACAATTGACGAGACCCGCGCAATGAAGGGTTATCCGCCATTGCCTGGAGGGGCTGGCCAGACGTTACTTGTCGAAGCAAACAAGATCCCCATTGATATGGCAGTGATTCAATTACCAGGGGAATAATTGAGTGATATTTAAACACCCAACAGGACTATGGACGGCCAAGGCAGAGCCAACTAGCGCCGAGCTCCGGGCTGTCTGGCGCTCTCAGGAATTATTAACATCGCGTCTGGAGATACAATTCCGGGGGCGCGTTCAAGTTATCCTGAATAAATACGCCAATGCCGCAGCAATGGCCGCAGATGACTTCGGCGCAAATTTCAGCATTGAAACGGCAATAGGCGGAATGCAATCGGAATTATTGAACGAATTCAGAATTCAATATCGGCGAACTATCTCCGCCTTCGGTGAAGACTTTTTTGACGGCTTGGGAAAATCTTTTTCATACGGCCAAACGAAAGACCAAGCCGGGATTTTTGAAAGCCTTATTGTCAGATTCATTGGACAGAGCGCCGCCGCAAAGGTACAGCAGATAACAGAGACCACGAGAAAGATAATCAAGACGGCTATTGCGGAGGCGGTAGATAACAGGCTTGGCCCTGAGGGAATGGCACGCGTTATAATGGTCAGGGCTGGCGGCGTCGCATCTGCAAACCGAGCTGCAACAATAGCCAGGACGGAGACGCACAACGCTGCGCAATTCGGGCAACAGGCTGCGAGCGAGGCAACTGGATTGAGGTTTAGAAAATATTGGGTCGCCGCAGATGACGAACGCACAAGACCGGATCACAGCCAGGCAGACAGCGACAGCCGCGCATCAATCGTATTAAATCATCAGCCTTTTAACGTTGGCGGTGAATCTCTAATGTACCCTGGAGACCCTGCCGGTAGTGCTGCTCAAATTATCAACTGCAGGTGTGGCGTTGCCCGTCGCCCAATTATAGACTAATGATAAAAACAAGGGAATTTTCTTGAAAAATTCAATTTTTGAACATATACTATCAAAAAAGGTACACATGACCTATGGACAAAGAAGAAAAAAACTTAGTACTCCCTTTTGAATTTAAGGCTGTTTCAGCTCCTGATGAAAAAGGATATGTCAGCTTTGAAGGGTACGCTGCTGCCTTTGACAACGTAGACCTTGGCAAAGACGTTATTACAAAAGGCGCATTCGCTGAAACGATTAAAGAGGGCGTCACTTGGCCAATCCTTCTTGACCACATGGCCTATATGACCGAGACTGCTGGATATAATCTATCTGCAACAGAGGACGCCTACGGCCTGAAAATTAAAGGTCAGATTAACACAAATGTTGAAGCCGGTAAGATCGTTTACCACCTATCAAAACAGGCTCTTGAGCTAGGTAAGACTATCGGCCTAAGTATTGGATATGCGACAAAAGAGCGGGACTACGACGAAGAAACCGGCGTGCGCACATTGAAAAAAATCAAGATGTATGAATACAGTTTTACTAATTTCCCGATGAATCCGAAGGCAACAATTACAGCCATGAAAAGCCGCCAGCTTGACGCCATTAAAAATGCCGTTATCGATATCCTTGAGGAAAAAGGCTTAATAGAGACCAAAGACAGCAACAACAGCTCCGAAGGCGACAAAAGCGGAGACGCCGCGAGCGAACAGGAATTGAAGGAACTTTCCGAGTTGATCAACAACCTAACTAACGAGGTAAAAAAACATGAGTAATCCAGTACTGGAAGACGTAAAAAAGAGCGTTGAAGCACTCGCAAAAACGTTCGAGCAGGGTCGCGGCGAATTTGACGCCAAGGTAAAAGCCATTGTCGACGAAAAGGCCGGAGAGGTGCAGGACGCCCTGAAAAAGGCAACTGACGACATCAACAAGAAATACGAAGATCTGGAAGAAAAGCAGAAAAAGCTTAACGCCGCCTTGAACCGAAAAAAATTCGAGAACATGGCCGAGAGCAAAAAAGCAATCGCTCACAAAGAGGCGACCAAGGTTCGCGAATGGATGAAAGACCACATTGAAGCCCCGGGCTCAAGCGTTGACCTGTCCAAGTGCATCGGCGAGCAGATCCTGAACGAAACCAAAGACCTCAGCGTCGGCGACGACACTCAGGCAGGTTACACCGTTCGTCCGCAGATCGAAACCATGATCGACGAATATGTCGAAGAGTTTTCAGTGTTCCGCCAAAATGCCCAGGTTATCAGCCTTACGAATTCCGACCATATCGAACGCCTGGTCAACCGCAAGGGCGGAGTTGGCGCAACTCGCGATGGCGAAACCGAGCGGGCAACCAACGAAGACACCGGAAGCCCAACGCTTGACAAGCAGAAGATTTTCGCAAACTTCATGCGCGCAAGCGTCAACATTACCCAGCAGCTTCTCGATGATTCCGGATTCAACTTGCTTGACTGGATACAGATGGAAGCCGCCGAAGATTTCAACCTCCGCGAAGATACCGAGTATTTCATTGGCCGCGACACTGGTCGCAACGTCAACGAAATGCGCGGTATCCTGACCTATCCTGCAGGAACTTCCTATGGTCAGATTGAGCAGGTAAATTCTGGATCTTCTGGCGCGTTCACGACTGACGGACTCTTGAAGTTGGTTTGGTCTGTAAAAGAGGCATATCACGGGAACGCTCGTTTCTATGCTCAGCGTGCTTCAATCTTTACGAATCTGTTTACGCTTAAGGATGCTGAAGACCGGTATTATCTGGTCCCCAACTGGCGCGAAGGCGTACAGTTCACGCTCCTGGGTTATCCTATCCACATGGCCCCGGCTATGCCTTCTGTTGCCGCTGACTCTTTGAGTCTTGCTTTTGGTAACTTCCAGCGTGGTTATACCATCGTCGACCGCCAGGGATTGAGCCTGATGCGCGATCCTTACACCGCCTACCCGGTTGTCAAATTCCGCTTCGGCAAGCGCACCGGCGGAGATGTTGCCAACTTTGAGGCGATCAAAATCCAGAAACTCTCTGTCTAACGCTTTCCTTCTACCTGCCCCCAATTAGGGGGCGTGGTTTTTGGTTGAGTTAAAAATAACAAAAAGGATTATTGAAAATGAGAGACCTGTATCACAAACTCGAAACGGCCATCCTGGCACTGCCTCAGGTTATGACCGCAGACCTCACCCCTGCCAATGGCGTTGAACTTAACGACTGTGAAGCCGTCAACCTCAAAGCATTGGTTGGCGCCAATGGCGGAACCCTCGACGGAACCAACTATTTTGATCTTATTGTCGAGGACAGCGACGATGACAGCACGTATGCTGCCGTCACGAATACTGACTACATCCTCGGCCTGACACCGGACAGCTCCGGCATTGTTGCAACTGTTGACGGCGCAACCGACGACGAGCAAGAATACAAATGCGGATACCTTGGCCCGAAACGTTACGCTCGTGTACGCGCAG